CATGTCTTCAGGACATTTAGGTAAAAAGTTTTTGATTGCATAAACTCTTTTCCAAAATAAATGAATGTCATCTTTATAAGTCATAAACACCTTCTATATTATATTTAATTAATTCTTTTACTAATATTGTATAAGTTGGTTTTGATGCATACTTTGTTAATGTATCAGCAAGCTGGTAAACATCACCACCTTGTTCTCTTACTTCTCTAAATTCTTCATATGCCCATACCTCATTAATAATTCTAATATATTCTTTTACACTATCACATTTAGTTTCAAAAACTTTAACACCCCAACCGGGCCATTTAGTCCAAGGAATAGGTAGTAAATAAGGTTCATTAATATCATAAGTTCGAATACCAAATAGATTATTACCTTCGTTAGCAAATCTACTTGTACCCCAGCCAGTTTCTAAAGCTGCTTGTGCAATAATTAATTTTTTAGGAATGTGTTGTTCTTGTGGTAGGTCTTGATATAAATGATCTATACAACTTGATAAAGACATAACAAAATCATCTTTACCATTTGTCGTATTGATTATATAATTAATTGGTGTTATTTTAACGATAGGTGCTGGTGTGCTGTCAGTATGTCCATCATAAAAATCTGCACAACCATCGTCCGTGCAATTATTCATTTGTTCATTGGCAATTGCAAAAGCAAGTAAACCAAAGATAATTGCGGTAAGTGAAAATAGTTTCATCATAGCCCCCTATTATTTATTTGAATAGAGGAAGTCTTCAATTTCAGACCATGCCTCGTCTTCATTATCATGCCAAGAAAAACCTACAAAAGACCAATCTACTTGTAGTGTTTTAGCATATTCTAAAACTGATGAAACAGTTTCACCAGATTTAACTTTAGCGATAAGTTCGTCTAAGGCTTTTTCTGCCTCATCCCATAACCATTGTTTTGTTTTACTCATAATATAACCTTTCTATGTTCATTTATAGTAATACTATACATGGTTTTAGTGTAATTGTCAAGGGTTATTTCAATAAAAAAACCCCTATATTTCAAGGGGTTATTTAAAAAAATAGAGGGGTGCGACATTCTGTCACAGGGTTTTTATGAGTTTTTTCTCATAAAATCGTCATTCCAATCAAATGCCTCTTTGACTAGATTTGCGGTTAATCCTTTATAGTGTTTATTTAACTCGTTATCTTTTGCCCATATTAATAGTTCCGCTTCTTCTTTACTCAAACCCTCTAACATTTGAATAAACATATTATCTCTTTTCATTTGAGATAATTGTGGATTACCACCTTTTAAGAAATGGAACATTCTCTTAACTTCTTGTTTTAACCAAGTATGCTCTGTGCCTACTGGTGCCTCATTTGGTGTATATGGTGGTTTACCTTCTGGTAATAACCATTCAAGTTTTTCACTAAAAGCACCTTTTAAAAACATTCTTAATTCATTAGTATCGTACTTTCTTAATACTTCTATCTTTTTAGGTTTATCTTTTGCATTATTAACTTTTGTAAGTATTTCATGAAACGATAAATTATATGTTGCGTCATTTACTGCCATTTTAAAACTCCTCTATTTTTCCTATCAATTCTTTCAAGTCATTTTTAATCATATAAGGTAATATCTTACTGCGACTTTGTACAGTTACCTTTTCATACTCATTATATATATCTGTTTCAATATCGTCTGGTATATAATCAAAATCAATTAACCTTTGATTTCTTTGATAATTACGATAATGATACTCGTTACAAAAATCTTGTGGATCATTACCACGCATTAAACTATCAATCCATCCTGCCAGTTTTTTCTTTGCCACAGGTTTTTGTTTTATTCTATTTACGAATGTGTCATCTGGTGATAGAAAATTTGGTATACCATCAGACGTATCACCTCTTAATATGTGTTCGTAAATATATTCTTGTGGACTATCTGTTTCTATAAACTTTTTTTGTATAGGTGAATATTGAAATACATTTGGATATTTCTGTAATTGCTGAAAATCTTTGTCGCCTGATATAATTAAATACTTTTCATTAAACCATTTCTTACATGTTCTTTTAATTATTGTAGCGATAATATCATCTGCTTCTACTTTATCTAATTGTACAACCTTGTATGGAAAATTATCTCGTAATTCTTCTTTGATTGTATGAATTAAACCAAATACACTTTCCCAATCTTTATCATCATTATCTCTACCCTCTCTACGTTTTGCTTTATATTGTTCAAATATATCTCTACGCCAAGGGTCTGGACCATCGACACATATTATTACTTCACCTGGATAATCATTTCTAAATCTATGCACATAACCACGAATAGAATTAAGTATCATATGCCTAACCATAGGTATAGATAAAATATTTTTATCCTTACTCATGGCAAGTTGTACAGCGATGTTAGAAATTGCTACTTGGGAATAATCAATCAGTATCATTAAAATCAATATCACTTTCAAATTCTACAACATTGTCTGGCTGAGGTTCTGGAACCTTTACAATCTTTGTGCCAGAATAATTTACTACGGAATACTTTCGTCCTTTTACTTTTTCAACATACATCATTTTATCTGTTATGTTATGAAACGGATGTGTTAAATCAAATTCACGATATATTAAAGCACGTAATGCTTCTAGAAATATACCTACATCTAAAAATGTTTTTTGACCACTGGCCTTACCTACATTTAGACCATCTTGTTGCATTGATGTAACCATTTGTATTACAAGATCATCTGCTAAAGAGTCAGCAAACTTTTTTGTTTGATGGTCTGCGATAGTTTCCTTTGTTGTTGTTTTATCAACAGGAACCTCTGCACCATCTGGAAAAGATAAAACTTTACCTGTCATTGTGCGTCACTAAAATTTATTTTACCCTCATTGATAAAATGTTCTCTTAAATCTGTGTACCCACCTATTAGTGTATCATCTTTCATTATTTGCGGCATTGATCGTACTTGTTTTCCTATCATTTCATACATCTGGTCAATAGTGACAGTATATTCACCATCACTACCAGACATACTTGAAGATAGTTTATATTCCTCATACGGAATATCAAGTTTGCTTAACAATGCCTTTGCTTTTACACAATATGGGCAACTAGGCTTTGTAAAGACTTTATACATTTATATTTTCTCCTCATTCACTTTTGGTACAGGAATTGCTGATAATTCATTTTCATAATCCTGTATAGCATTATCTATTTTGTCTTTACTATTTATACTATGTTGTAAAGCGATTTCTTGTTGTATCATATCATACAATTTATTTGCCTCACCCATAGGTAGTTTAAGACCTACATAAACCCTATATTCACCCATAGGAGTAATAGTGACATTGATTTTCCAGTTTTCATAACCTTGAACCTTGGTCTCTTTTATCTTATTGATGATAGTAATTTCTGTTTGAGATATTGCGGTTTTATTACCTGTGCCTATCTCAACGTTTCCTGTTTCAGTTCTATACAAAGATGATTTTTCGTTCATTTCACCATGCATAATATCAGCAATCTCTGCTTTTGCAATGAGTTTTGCTTTCTCTTTTGCTAACTGTAAATCAGGACTTGTTGATGTTCCTGCACCATAGATATAGTTTTTATCCTTTTTCTTATCAGGATATTCTAGATACCATGTAGGGACAACCTCTGTTAAGTTTTCACCATTAGATTTTTCTTCTTTTATTTTTGTCATACCACTACAAGATACAACAAAGAGTGCCAGTAATGACATTAGTATTATATTTTTCATTTAATTATTCACCTCCTTAAATTGAGTTAATATATTTACAACACCATCCCATATGGTGAATATCACTTCAGGTCCATAGACACTTACAATAATATAACCCATCGCAAGACCTAACATAAATTTAATCATTGTACCTCCAAGTACCGTCTGGATTTAAACAGACTTTTTTAGGTAATAACTTACCTTTCACATATCGGCAATATTCTTGTTCAGATACGCCAGCATAATAAAATTCAGCAAACAGTTCCCAATAAGTAGGACCCACATTGCCGTCTCTACACACCATTTTAGTTTCTAATAAAATTTCTTTATCTGGTGTATAAATTTTTTGTATAACACAATTACTTTCAGTTGATTTACCATATGCTGTATTTGTAACAGAATAAATGCACATTATAATAATAAAAAAT